GTTCGTGGCCGGGCGGCGGGCGCGGATCCGGGCAACGGCCTGCTCCGCGCTGATGCCCAGCGCCCGGCAGTGCACCGCGACGTCGATGTAGGCGGCCCGGCTGGCCCCCGCCCCGCATTTGAGATACACGTTGCCTCCCCCGGCCAGCCACGCGGCAATCGCATCAGCCAGGCCAGTCAGCACGGCATCGGGCAGGCAGGCGTCCGGGCTGTCATCGATCTGCACGTCCAGCACGGCCTGCACGGTCGAATGGTCGATCCAGGCGGCATCGGCCGCGCCGCGGTCCATGGACACGATCAGCAGCGGCGCGGCGGAAAACGGCGGCGCCCGGATCGACGCGTCGGCGGTGCCGCCCTGCCAGATGACACCCCAGCCGGGCCGCAGCGCGCCGATCTCGTCATAGTCCACGACTACAGGCGCCCACCATATTTTGACATCAAATCTGCTTTCGTCATGTTGGGGGCGATGTCCGGGTCCTCCCCCTGGCTGATCGCATAGTCAACCCAGCGCTGCTTGATATCGTGCGGCATCGGCGCCAGCTGCGGAGGTTCCGGTGCGGGCAGCGGCTCCGGCACGGGCACGGGCTCCGGTGGCGGCTCGGGTTCCGGTGCGGGCAGCGGTTCCGGGATCGCGCCGGCCCCGGTGCCGGCCGTCTCGGCCAGCGGGGACACCTCAGCCAGCGGCGAGACGCCCGTGCCGTCCTCGGGCTCGGCGGGTGCCCCGGCCCCGGGCTCGGACTCTGCGGCCGGGGCCACCGCCCCGGGCTCAGGCGCGGCGGAAGCGCCCTCGCCCCCCTCCGGAGCGGCGACGGCGAGACCGATCCGGATCAGGTCCTCGGCTTCCCAGTCCTCTACCTCGAACGGCGGTGACCCGGCTGGGTGGTCGCGCCAGTCCCGGCCGCCCGGCCCGCCGCCGGACAGGGTGACGATCATCCGGATCCAGCGCATGCTAGCCTCCCTCTGGTTCCCCGCCCGCCTGGTGGCCACTCACCGGGCGGGCGGGGCCACTGCCGTCCGTGTTCCCGGGGAATTGCGCTCAATTTGCACCTGAGTTGCCTGCGAATTACCCCGGGAATTGCCTCGTAATGGCGTATAACCCCAGGTCAGTATCAGGTAGCTGCGCCCTGGTACAGGCGGATAGCTCCGGTTCTATCGACCAACGTTCCGTCCCCTCGGAGAATAGCCCTAAAGGTCACGAGGTCCGAGCCAAAGGCGAAGTCATCGGAACGCTCGAAGCGGACCCCGCCGACGAGCCGGACGAAGTATTGCGAGAAATCGCCGAATGCGATCGACTTGGCATTGGTGGCCATGGCCGGCATGAACGGATCGGCGACGAGCGGCTTTCCGAGGAGAAGGTCGGGGGAACCGAGAACCGCGCTGGGTTCCCAGATCGGCCGGCCGACCGTGTCGGTGATCTTCCGGAAGCCGCCGATTGTCTTATCGGCCGCGAGCCAATAGCACGAGCGCGACTGCCGGTAAGGCGCGATTACAGAGTATTCGAGGTCCACGAGATTGGCGTAGGAAGGCGCACCGGAAACACCGGTTACCGACCCGGTGACGCCGACCGTAGCGGTGCTGATCAGGCCCGCAGGCTGACCGGTGCCGGTCCCGTTGACGAGGTCGTTGCCGAATGCGTTTCCCAGCGCGCGGCCGGCCTGCATCGCGAGATACCCAAGGAGATCGACGGCCGTGTCATCGATCAGTTCCCTTGCGACTTGCAGGAGAATGCCATACTTGAATGCAGACAATGGCTGCATTCCGAAGGCCGGATCGGACGACGGCAATGGCGCTGCCTGGGCCGCGGATGCGGCGGTGGAATGGGCGGTGGTCTTAGGGACCTGGAGCGTTTCCCCGCCGCCAGTGTTCAGGACGGTGGGCCCGCATTGCATGACGCCGCTCACCTCTATAAGGTGGGCTATCAGCATATCGTAAAAATCGATCGGCACGATGCTGCTGGCGGTACCGCCGGTCCCGGCGGTCAGGACGCGGTAGTTGATCGGCCCGAGGCCCGGGTCCCTGCGGACTTCGAGGGCACGGCCGGCGCCGTCGTCGCCCCGGGCCCACTTGCGGACCTCTTCCAGCATCCGGGAGCCGCCGGCGGTGGCGGCGGCGGTGCCGGCGGCAGGCTTCTTGCCGGACAGGGCGTCGAACGCGTCGTCGGCGTCCTTGGCGCGCTTCTCGGTGTCGAGCACGGCGCGGATACGCGTGTCCAGCTTCTGCATCTCCTCCTGGAGGGCGTCCCAGCGGCCCTGCTCCTCCTCGGACAGCGCGCGGTTCTCCTCCGCGGCCTTCTCGGCGATGCCCTTCGCTTCCTCCCACACACTGAGCCTGCGGTCTCGCAGCCGCTTGGCGACTTCAGAAGGCATGTCCTGTTTCCTTTCGCGTGGTTGCCTTCTGCACCTGCGCCGGCTCCGTCCGCGGGTAGCTACGGCCCGTCAGCGCGCTTGCCTGTACTGAACTTGCGGTGTTACTCCTCGTCCGCCCAGGGGTCCTCGGTGTTCGCCTGCAAGGTGAGCAGGGCCTGGGCACCCGTGAGCACGGGCTTCTTCGGCGGCCGGAGCCGCTGGTCGGTCTTCGGCTTCCAGCCGTCGATGTCGCGGTACCGCTTGAAGTACTCCATCGCACGGCCCTCGGACAGCCGCATGCGGACTTCCTCCACGTCGGACTGCACCCAGTCGGCCAGGGACTGCACCGCGCCGTTGAGAGCGCGGGCGCCCGCGGTGGCATCGGGGTACGCCGGATCGAGGACCGGGGCGACGTCCACCAGCTGGACCGACATCAGGGTCCTCATGGGGTAGTTGAACTCGGACACGCCCCACTCGTCGCCGCCGGGGAAGACCCTGAACGCGAAGGACGAGTGCCGGACGTCGCCGCGCTGGACGTACTCCAGGACGTCGCCGCGGGACTTCGGCGGCTCCACCTCATACGCCAGGCCGGTGGCGTCGGTGGCCAGCCGCAGCGTGCGTGCGTAGGTGGTGCCGAGCAGCTGGTCGTCCCGGTGGTTGTAGCGGCAGACGACGTCGGGCCAGCCGGCCGTCTTGCACTCGTTGAAGGCGATCGGGTCCACCTGCTCCACGAATCCGCCCAGCTTGCGGCTCAATTTGCCGAACGCCGCCGCGTAGCCGTAGATGTACTGCGGCCCATGCTCGCCGTCCGTGCGGATCTCGGGCGGGAACCGGGTGAACCGGCGCTCGGCGAACTCCCCCATAGGCTCTACCAGGCCGAACGCGGCGCGGTTATCACCGGAGACGGATATTCCGAAGCGACGGCAAGCCGCCAAAATCTTCGGCATCGCCTTTGATCCGAAAGGACTTTGGGGAGCCCTTGCCAAAGCATTCCGCGCATGGGCCTCGTCGTGCACAGGAAAGTGACGCTTAGAGCGAGGCGTAGTTTTACCCGAACTGTCTTTCGAACCTCCCGGCTCCACGTACGCAAATGCAGAGTCCGGGAGGTCGTTCACTGCCTGTGACGAGAGCGTTGCTCGCTGTGACTCGGTTTCAGTCATGGTAAACCTTCCCGTTAGAGCTGAGCACCAGGTCCCTCTTGTCCGGGATCCACGGGCCGATGAACTCGGGATCTTCCCTCCGCCGCGCCGTGGCACGCTGCTGCGCCCGCCGGGCTTCGAGGAACTGCCAGATGAGTTCGGCGTCGTCGCGTTCTTCGCGGGTGCCGCCGTAGTGCCGCTGGGAGCTGATGATCTGGCCGAGTTCCTGCTCCGCGGACGGCACCGTGGGCAGGGGCGACGGGGTCGGCTGGGCTATCCCCTGAGCTGCCAGCTGCTGCAGCTTGTCGGCCGCCAGGTCCATCTCCAGCGAGATAGCCGGCTCCATGCTCTTCGGAATGCCGCGGATCGACCGGGCCATCGCCACCATGACCTGGAGCGGGATGTTCTCGTTGCCCTCGCCGCCCGGGATCGGCTCCATGTCCTCCTGGTCGCGGATCTCGTCCACCGAGCGCATGCCGATGTTGCGCTGGATCTCGTAGATCTTGGTGCGGGTCTCCAGATCGGTCTTGAGCAGGGCATCGGAGTTGAAACGGACGTACCGGTTGGCCGGCAGCAGGTTGAAGAACGCGGTTTCCAGTCTCACCAGCCACGGGCGCAGCGCTTCTATCACCTGCAGGGTGGACTGCTCGACCGTCGAGTAGGTCAGGCTGTCAGATCTCGTGCCGCCGATCCGGTCCGGGGGCAGGTTGTACACCGAGGCGATCTGGGTGGCGTTCATTCTTAGCGCTTCGATAAACTGAGCCTCAGAAGGCGGCACGACTACCGGCTTGTAGTCCCAGTCACGCCCGTAAACCAAGGGGGATCTGGTCCGCAGCGTGTCCAGCAGCATGGCCCGGATCTCGGTGGCCTGCTCAGCGGATATTTCCAGCTCATTGTTCTGGAAGGTTCCCGGGGGAAACCCGCCGCTCAGATACCAGTCCGTCCCGTACCGCTCGGCCTCCAGCCCGGACAGGATGGTCAGCGCGAACGCGCGCAGCGGGGAGATGCCCTCCACCTGGCCGGCCAGGGTGAACGCCCGGACGTGGAACAGCTCGGTGCGGTCCATCAGCCGGCCGTAGACGTAGATCCGGGTCCGCTGGGTGTTCCACGGCTGCATCTCGTCCCGCTGCACCGACACGTCCTCGGGCGGCAGCCACTCGATGCCCGTAGGCAGGCCGTAGCCGTCCCGGCCGGTGATGTAGCCCCACGCGTTGCCCTGCAGGAGCAGGCTGGTCATCGCGGTGAACAGCCAGTCGAAAATCGTGCCGTCAGCGCTGGGGGCGTCGAAGATCGACGGGCCGTTATACCTCCGGACCCGCTGATCACGCGGGCCGGGCTTCATGTAGATCTTCAGCGGCAGCGCAGCGCAGTTGGACGCGAGCAGGCTGACGCCGGCGTACAGGGCGGGCAGGGCCAGGGCGCGCTCGGTCCCGAAGTACTGCCGGCTGGGGTGGACCGGACCGCCTGCGTCAAATTTGAAGTAAGGGCTGTCCCACGGCCTCCAGGGAACTCTAAAACCCCGCCTATCACGCGTGTTTCAGCTCTGCTGGACTGGATGCGATCGACAAGGCTCATGGTCAGGCATCACCCCCTCCCGGGAAGAAGGGGTGACAGGGGAGAACCGCTGGCGCGGCAGGATATGCGCTCGATGGCCTTCACGGACCTGAAGGCTCCCCTGCGGTCGGACGGGTGGACCCCGCTCCGTTCCGGCCTGGGGGTACAGCTAACGCAAGGTTACGCCC